ACAGATGGGAGATTCTACCATTGTTAACAAATCAAGTCCAGTCCAAATTGGCACCGATTCATGGACTGCGGTATCGGCAGGAGCCAGTCATTCTGCTGCCATAAGATCTGACAATGTTTTATTTTCTTGGGGATTGAATTCTTCTGGACAAGTAGGCGACGGCACTACTATTAACAAAATTAGTCCAAGAATAGTTAATTTACCAGATGTTAACACATTAAGTCTTTTCTTTCCTGGAGCTTCACAAATAAGTGTAGCAGCTGAATTATTCGCTGTGGGCACAGGACAATTTACCTACGAGGCATGGGTATATAGAACAGTTAGTGCGTTTCAGACACTGTTTACAGATGTCGCAGCTACTCCCGTTTGTTTACAAATATTTTTTAACACTGCCAACACTGCTGAATTATGGATATCGGCCTCGCAACTAACCGGCAATTTTGGATCAGTTCCCTTAAACCAATGGCATCATATTATTCTACAGCGTGATGGATCTAATAATCTACAAGCCTATGTTAATGGAGTTAGAGGATATAATGCTGTACGAACAGATAATGTTAGTAATTCAGGTATACGAATTGGAGGTCGAGGTGGAGATTATTTAACCGGTTACATCAGTAATTTTCGTTATGTAACCGGTAGTGCTCTGTATTCAGGTACTCCTATCACAGTGCCTACTTCTCCGTTGACTGCTGTTACTAATACACAATTTTTAGCAGCACAGTCTAAAATTTACATTGATAATTCACTTAATAATTCTTATATAACTGTTGACAATCTTATTTCTATTAGTACAGTAAATCCTTTTAATTCCAACACCGAGCCAAGCAAATACAACTCAGTGTCGGCAGGTTCAGCACACACTATGGCTATTACCACCACTGGTAATTTACAAGCCTGGGGAAGTGGTGCAGATTCTAGATTGGGTTATGTGGCAGAACAACAATGGTCACAAATATCTCACGGTGTGAGCCACACTGTGGCAATCCGGAATGATGGAATATTATTCGCCTGGGGACTCAACAATGCTGGGCAATTAGGTGACGGCACCACAGTAAACAAGTCAAGTCCAATACAGATCGGCTCAAGCTCTTGGACCGCGGTAGCAGCGGGTGCTAGTTATACCATGGCACTGCGATCAGGCGGCACATTGTTTACTTGGGGACTAAACAGCTCTGGCCAATTGGGTGATGGTACTACAATTAATAAGTCAGTGGTTACACAAATAGGTAGTGCTAGCTGGATTGCTATCAGCACAGAAGGTAGTCACAGTACGGGATTATCAGATGCAAACATACTATATGCCTGGGGTCTAAACAGCTCTGGTCAATTAGGTGACAGTACCACAGTAAACAAGTCAAGTCCGGTACAGATAGGATCAAGCTCATGGACTGCTATTTCCGCAGGTACAACTCATACGGCTGCTATAAGGTCGGGAGGTACATTGTTTACCTGGGGTCGTGGAATAGAAGGCCAACTCGGACATCTTACTCAAATCTATTCATGGACACAAATTAGTTCAGGAAATACACATACACTGGCTATTAGAAACGATGGTTTGTTGTTTGCCTGGGGGCTAGGAACTTCGGGGCAGTTAGGTGATGGTACCGCTGTAACAAAATCTAGTCCAGTGCAAATAGGGTCGAGCTCGTGGACCGCAGTTGCGGCCGGTACTAACTATAGCATGGCTATTAGAACCGGCGGCACACTGTTTACTTGGGGGCTAGGGACAACAGGGCAATTAGGTGATAGTACGCTGACCAGCAAGAGTAGTCCAGTGCAAATTGGATCAAGTTCTTGGACTGCGGTAAGTTCTGATTTAAGTCACGGGGTTGCTCTACGCAGTGATGGTTATTTGTATACATGGGGATTAGGTTCGAGTTATCAAATTGGTGATGCTACTTCCACTAACAGGTCTAGTCCAACCCTATTAGGCATGAACACCACTGCCAATATTAGTGCTTATTTCAGCGGTGCAGCAGGCAATTATGTAACTGGTACTTATAAAATCATTGATACAGCAGCCACTACATTTACTGTTGATGGCTGGGTCTATTTGATAGACGCTGCCACCGATAGATATATCATTGGAGAAATGAGTGCCACTGCTGCTTCAGGAAATCTTGTATTTTACATAAACACTAGTAGACAGTTGATTTGTTACTGGACTGAACCCACAGGAAGAACTTGCACTTCTACAGCCACCTTTACATTAGGCACATGGACTTATTTTGCTGTAGTAGTCAATAATAAATCCATTTCTATGTACATTGGTAGTACCACTGCTAGTGGCCTAACTGGTACTACCACAATGAATTTTAGATCAGCTAATCAAACGCTGACAGTTGGGCAGTACAATAACGGTAGTAATTTTTATGGTTATTTAAGTAATTTACGAGTAAGTACAGTGGCTAGGTCTGTGGCATCATTGCCTACTTCGGCATTCACTCAAGACTCGAGTACTACACTATTACTATTCAGAAATCCATATTTTGTTGACAATGGTAGTAATCAAAGGTTGACTGTGACTGGTGCTGTGTTAACCACAGAATCATTACCTTTTGCAGGAACTACCACAGCCCAAACATTTAGTAAAATCTCAGCAGGCGGCAGTCATACTATGGCTATCACTACCGATAACAAAATATGGGCTGTAGGGCGTGGTGACGAGGGTCAATTAGGTTATGTATCAGAAATTTTAAGTTGGACGCAGGTAGCGTCAGGGTACCATCATAATCTAGCTATTCGCAGTGATGGCATGTTGTTTACCTGGGGAGAAAATGCCTACGGTGCTTTAGGTGATCAAACCGCGACTAATAAGTCCAGCCCGGTACAAATAGGTTCAAGTTCTTGGACTGCTGTTGCCGCTGGGATTTATCATAGCCTCGCTGTAAGGTCAGGTGGAACATTATTTGCTTGGGGTCGAGGCCATACCGGACAACTAGGGAACGGGCTATTTACTAATCAAAGTAGTCCGGTCCAAATCGGAACTAATTCTTGGACTGCAATTAATGCAAGTTATAATTTTAGCCTAGGTATTACATCTGATAATGTATTATATTCATGGGGAGTAAACGACAGAGGCTATTTGGGTAATAACGATCCAGGGCAAGGGTATAGACCAGTGCCGGCTCCTGTGAGTTTAAATTCAACCACTATTGCTAGTGTCAGGTTTTACCAAGCTCATGGCAGCTATTTAAGAATATCTCAAAGCCCCAATTTTGATTTTGGTACTAATCCTTTTACTATTGAAGGTTGGTTTTATACAAATAATTACAGTTATTATACAGGATGGGTAAACTTCTTTGGTATAGGTGGTTCAGGTGGAAACACTAATAAATTAAATCTATATGATGATGCGGGTAACGGCTTAATAGATTTAGATATAAATGGCACAGTGATATTTTCAACCAGTGATGTCAAAACCACATTAACCGATCAATGGGCACATATCGCTGTGGTTAGGGAAGGCACAGGAACCAACCAGACCAAAATTTATGTAAATGGCACTCAACGCGGACAAGGTACAGTAGCACAAAGCCTATTATTCAAGGGTTGTAATTTTATAATTGGTCACAATGGAGAATTATATAGTAATCCTTTGAATGGGTATGTTAGTAATTTTAGGGTAGTGAATGGTACTGCGGTTTATACCGGTAACTTCACACCATCTACATCGGCATTGACCAGCATAACCAATACAGTTCTATTAACTTGTCAAAGCGAAACTCTACGAGATAACGGACCTAGTGACCTAAGCGTTGAAACAGTTCAACACGCACATGTTGATATAGCAACCCCGTTTGCAGGCAGCATAACTTCTAGAAATTATAATAAAGTTGAATCCGGTGATAACCATGTGCTAGCCATAGACACCAGTGGTTCACTATATTCATGGGGATATGGTTTTTATGGACAACTGGGATTAGCGGCGAATGCCACCACTCAGTATTCATGGCGAAGCGTGTCTAGCGGAGCTGGGCATACTTTGGCAATACGCAGCGACTATAAATTGTTTGCATGGGGGAGAAGTACAGAAGGGCAAATAGGTGATGGTAGGGCACAAAATCACAGATCAAGCCCGGTACAGATAGGAACCAATAGTTGGATAGCTGTGGCCACAGGATGGCACCACAGTGTTGGTATCAAAGCCGATAACACATTATGGACCTGGGGATATAATAATTATGGCCAATTGGGCACTAGACAATTAACCAATTATTCTACACCACAACAAATAGGATTAGAAAGACCAGTATCAGTAAGTTGGACGCAAATAGCGGCCGGTGCTTATCATACTGCTGCTATTACTAGCACCAATAGACTGTACACATGGGGACTAAACGACAACGGGCAATTAGGCGATAGAACTCAAAATATGAGAACTATTCCGGTACCAATTGGAATGAATACCACCAGCAACGCCAGTGTGTATTTTGACGGAACTAGTTATTTAATTACTAGCACATTTTATATCACCGACTGGCCCAGTGATGTCAACTTGTCGAGCAGTTCAGTAGATTTTCAAATTGAAGCCTGGATTTATGTAACTGAGCCCGATGGTTATCGTGGTATTATTTCATTACGAAATGCTGGTGAGGCAGATGGCTGGTGTTTGCTTTTATATCCAGATGATACAGTATACCTAAGTGCAAATATTATTGGTGTTGGTTGGTCGACTTGGCAACTGAGTACTACACCAGTACTGTCATCGGTGTGGACTCATATTGCATTAGTTAAAACTGCAAATGACTACTATAAATTATATATCGATGGGCTAAATGTAGGATCATTAAATTATACCGGAGGGCTGGCTTTTTTCGACAGGAGTGCAGTACACTATCTTTCAATCGGGACATCTGCACTAGGATTCGGAGTAGAAAATTATTTCAGAGGATACATTTCCAGTGTACGCATTAACAAAGGTGGAGGTATATACACTGCAAACTTTACACCTAGTACATCAACGCTGACTGCAGGAACATATACTAAATTTTTAGCTTGCCAATCTGAAAAATTAGTAGACGTGGTCACTAACTTGCCTCTTTATTCTGATTCCACACCTAGGCCAATTATAAGCGACTTTGCTCCATATACTGCAACTGCATCGTTCCAAGGATTTGCTAATGTAGCAGCCGGACACAGTCATACTGCTGCAATAGGTACAGACAATAAATTATACTCATGGGGTAGACCCACTGAAGGGCAAACTGGAATATTGGCAAATGCTCCTCCACAATTTATCGGTCTAGACGGAGCCGAAGACCCAAGATGGGCTATTTTGGCCGCGGGTGTTAATTACGCATACGGTATACGAACTGATGGTTTATTATATGCCTGGGGGCTAAATGACTTTGGACAACTAGGTGATGGCACCACTGTAAATAAGTCTAGTCCGGTGCAAGTTGGTACAGATTCATGGGTAGCTGTATCGGCCGGAAATACTGGTTCCGCCATTGCCATACGCACAGATGGAAAATTGTTTGCCTGGGGTAGAGGAAACGTTGGCGGTGGTGTTGGTGCATTGGTTTCAGAGACACATAGTTGGAAAAGTGTTTCTGCCGGTGATGGCCTAGTTGTTGCTATTCGCAATGATGGATTACTGTTTACTTGGGGATCTACTGCATTTACAACTGCCGGAGTCAGTGATCCTAAGGTAACTTACAGCCCAAATCAAATTGGATATAAAACTTGGTCAATGGCATCGGCTAGTGCCAGCCATATCGTAGCACTGGATTCCAATGGACAAATGTATGCTTGGGGATACAACACTTTTGGACAGATTGGTGATGGAACCACAGTTGCCAAATCTTACCCTACACCCATTGGTGGTGAAAGTTGGACTTGGGTATCTGCTGGTTTTGCCAATTCTGCTGCTATTCGTAGTGATGGAAAATTATTCACCTGGGGAAGAAACTCATCGGGTCTACTTGGAGATGGTACCACAGTTGATAAGTTTAGTCCCGTTCAGATAGGTACAAGTAATTGGACCATGGTAGAAATGGGTTTATTCATGGCCGCAGCTATCAGAAGTGATGGTATATTATTTGGTTGGGGCAATGCTGGCCTAGTCGGTGATAATACAAATATAGCTAAATCAAGTCCTACGCAAATTGCTGGTGCTGTAGCTAACAATTCTTGGTCTACTATTACTTGCGGGAGAACTACTACTCTTGGTATAACCAATGGTGAATTATATGCATGGGGTAATGGTACAACTTTGGGTCTTAATAGTACAGTATCTCGTCTTTCTCCTGTTCAAGTGGGGTCATTCACTGATTGGCATGATGTTAAAATTTACCAATATACTGCTCATGGATTAAGAACTAACGGTGCATTATATTCCTGGGGGCAAGGCACTAGTGGTGAGCTTGGGGATAACACCATGGTAGCCAAATCCAGTCCTGTACAAATTGGAGCAGATGGAGATTGGTGGACTACAGGGTATAAAACCACATTGGGGGGCGGTAACAGTCATGCCTCAGCAATTAAAGCAGATGGAACACTATGGCACTGGGGAATTAATAGCGCCGGAAACTATGGTAGAGTTAACGGCACTAGCGGTAACGTCTCTTCTCCGGTGGTAATGGGTGGTCAAAGCCATGGCACCGGCACTCGAACGAAATATCAACCATTCCAAATTCTTTCAACAAGTTCTTGGTCAGTAGTGGCCGCAGGCACTAGCCATACTATGGCTATTCGTTCGGATGGCAAATTATTTACATGGGGCACAAATGCATCAGGACAGTTAGGTGATGGTACTACTGTAAATAAATCTAGTCCCGTACAAATTGGTAGCGATTCTTGGGTAATGGTTGCAGCTGGTGGGGATCATAGTTTAGCTATTAAAGCAGGTGTTTCACCAAATCCACTTTGGTATGGTACATTGTGGTCATGGGGTAAGAATGATGTTGGTCAATTAGGAATTGGTCTAACAGGTACTGCTAATAATCGCAGTAGTCCTGTACAAATTGGTACCAGCGTATGGGCAGCAATATCAGCTGGGCAAAGTCACACTGTGGGTATAAAAGATTCTTTAAGTGTTTGGAGCTGGGGTCTTAATGCTTCTGGACAGTTAGGCGATAGTACTACTACTAATAGAAACTCACCAGTGATTGCGGGACTTTTAGAAACTGTGGCTCAAGTTGAGACTGGGTACAGCCATACAGTGGCTTTAACCACAACTGGTAATTTTTACACTTGGGGATTAGGAGCTTCGGGGCAAGTATGGAGTGGGTCCACAAGTAATGTAAATGCGCCTACTTCTAGGAAAAACGGAATTGGCTATGGCAGGGATTCCTTTGCACCCATAATGGGCGGCACAGACGCAAGTAATTACCTAGGAGATAGGGTCCAAATAGCAGCAGGGCAGCATAATACATATGCTATTGATTTTAGTGGACAGTATATATGGGCTGGTGGACTAGGATCCAGTGGACAGTTAGGTGACAGCACTACCATTGCTAAATCTAGCCCGGTGGCAGTGGCCACATTGTGGTTATCAAAAACTAGCCCAAGATTAGTTGGAAACAGTTCATGGACGGCGGTAGCTGCTGGTAAAACACATACCGCAGCTATTAGAACCGATGGTTTGTTGTTTGCCTGGGGTGGGAATGATTACGGCCAACTTGGATTAAGTGATACTGTTACTAGAAATAGCCCAACACAGCTAGGATCAAGTTCTTGGACTGCTGTAGCTGCTGGTGAATTTATGACTGTGGCCATAAGGTCAGGCGGTACTTTGTTTACATGGGGACGCGGTACAGAAGGACAAATCGGCGACGGTTCGGCTACTACTAGATCAAGTCCAGTTCAAGTTGGTAGTGCTTCTTGGATAGCTATAACCGCCGGTGAAGGTGAATATTATGCGGCTGGGATTGCAGCAGACAATTACTTATACACTTGGGGTTATAATAATTTAGGGCAACTTGGATTAATCAATACTACCAACTATAGCAGTCCAGTACAAGTGGGTGGTCAGTTTGACACCGAAGACAAGTATGTTCCGACTAAAGTAGGGAATAGTTCATGGACGGCTGTTGCTGCCGGCCAATATCATAGTTTAGCTATTCGTTCAGGTGGTTCATTATTTGCCTGGGGATATAACAATGTTGGACAAGTCGGTGATGGTACAAACACTGATAGATCTAGTCCTGTTCAAATTGGATCAAGCTCCTGGGCAGCGATTTCAGCTGGAGAATCCCATAGCGTAGCAATAGCTTCAGATGGAAAACTATTTGCTTGGGGCAGAGCAAGTGAAGGTCAATTAGGCAATTTGTCATTGACTGCGATATCTAGTCCTGTGCAAGTAGGTACCTCAGCTTCGTGGACAGTAATAACAGGTGGGCGTTATCACACCGCGGGTATTAACAGTAACAATATTTCAATTTGGGGATGGAATAACTATGGACAAATTGGTGATAACACCACTGTTAATAAATCTAGTCCTGTACTACTAGGTGGCACAGCGTTTCCGTATACTCAATCGATCCCAGTACAAATTAATTCAAGTTCTTGGACTGTGGTATCAGCTGGCGGAACGCACACTGCGGCTATCCGATCTGATAGCACATTGTGGACCTGGGGATTTAATTCCAGTGGGCAATTGGGCGACGGAACTACAATTGTTCGGTCAAGTCCTGTTCAAATTGGTTCCAGTTCATGGACAGCCATTGTTGCCGGAGGATCGCATACCTTAGGAATATCAGCCAACCTTGTATACGCATGGGGTTTGGGCACATCAGGGCAATTGGGTGATGGCACAGCAGTTTCAAAATCGAGTCCGGTGCAAATTGGATCAAGTTCGTGGACAATAATATCAGCAGGGGATACTCAAAGCATTGCTATACGCACAGATGGAACATTATTTACTTGGGGATTAAATAGTTCAGGACAATTAGGAGATGCCACCGCCGTTAATAGGTCAAGCCCAGTGGTAATCGGTGGTAATGCTGATTTTTATAGTAGAAGTTCTCCCATACAAGTTAATTCGCAGTCATGGGCGGCAGTGGCCAGTGGCGGAGCACATACCTTAGCTATTCTCAACGGTGGAACATTGTTTACTTGGGGGTTAGGAACCAGCGGCCAGCTGGGTGATGGTACCGCTGTAACCAAAGGTAGCCCGGTGCAAATTGGATCGAGCTCCTGGACTGCGGTAGCAGCGGGTTCTACACATAGTTTAGCAATTAATAGTACAAATATTTTGTACGCATGGGGATTAGGAACTTCAGGACAACTAGGTGACGGTACAGCGGTATCAAAATCAAGTCCAGTGCAAATCGGTTCCGGTTCCTGGACGCTGATAACTGCTGGATCTACTGCAAGCCTGGCTATTTCTGCAAATAATATGTTGTTGGCCTGGGGATTAAACAGTGTTGGTGAACTAGGAGATAGTACTACTATTAATAAATCTAGTCCAGTGCTGTTAGGCATAAATTCCCTAGATAACAGATCGTTACCAGTGCCGATTGGAACCGGAACCTCATGGTCTGTAGCTTCAGCTGGTGATGGTCATAGTGCTGCTATTAATAACACAGGCACTCTTTATGCCTGGGGTCTAAATAATACAGGACAATTAGGCGACAGCACCACAGTGACCCGAACAAGTCCATTGCAATTAGGTTCAAGTTCTTGGACCGCAGTAGCGGCAGGCACAAGTTATACAATGGCTATTCGTTCCGGTGGCACATTATTTACATGGGGTCTCGCTAGCTCAGGCGAGCTTGGAGATAGTACCACAGTGGCTAAATCTAGTCCTGTACAAATTGGAAGCCAAAGTTGGATAGCTATTAGCACAGATAGCAATTACGGTGGAGCTATCACAAGCAGTAATCTATTATATATTTGGGGAACAAATAGTTCTGGACAAATCGGCGATGGTACCACTATAGCTAAATCTAGTCCACAATTAGTTGGAGACAATGCTATAGTCGGAGCTCAGTCAAGTCCGGTACAGATTGGTTCAAGCTCATGGACTGCTGTATCCGCTGGCGGTTTCCATACTATGGCTATAAGGTCAGGTGGCACACTGTTTACTTGGGGATTAAATGCATCAGGACAAATTGGCGACAATACCACAGTTAATAAGTCTAGCCCTATTCAAATTGGCACAAATTCATGGTCGGTAGTGGCAGCTGGTTTAAGTAACTCGGCTGCTATACGCAGCGATAACCGTTTATTCATGTGGGGGTTTAATGCCACTGGGCAGTTAGGCGATGGCACCACAGTGAATAAATCTAGTCCATTAATTATAGGTGGTGCTGCATATGGGTTAGAAAATCTTTCATGGGTTTCAGTATCAATTGGTAAAGATCATGCTGCCGCAGTAACAACAGATTTAGGTGGTGCATTTATTTGGGGATTGAATTCAAGTGGACAACTTGGTGATGCTACCACCGTAAACAAGTCAGTTCCAGTGGTTGTAATACAGTCGGGTATAACTGCTACACAAAGCAGTCCTGTACAAATTGGATCAAATTCGTGGTCTGCTATTGCAGCAGGACCCACACATACAATGGCTATAAATTCTGCAGGAGGTTTGTTTACATGGGGATTAAACTCGTCGGGACAGATTGGCGATAATGCAACATCGATTAGATACACGCCATTTAGAATTGGTAATTCTACCTGGGCAAATGTATCAACCGGTGATGCTTTTAGTGTGGCTATTGGGTCAACTGCTGGAGTGTATGTTTGGGGATTGGGTACCTCAGGTCAGTTAGGTGATGGCACTGCAACTTCTAAATCTCTTCCTGTTCTTGTATTAACCGGTGATACTATAAATCGTAGCAGCCCGGTACAGATCGGTGCAAGCTCTTGGACAGCAGTTAGTGCCGGAGCTGCTCATACATTAGCTATCAGAGCAGATAGTTTACTATGGGCCTGGGGACTTAATAATGTAGGTCAAGTTGGTGATGGTACTGCTACTACAAGATCACAGCCTCAACAGATTGGTTTCAGTTCATGGACCGCGGTATCGGCAGGAGCCAGTCATTCAGTAGCATTAGACATAACAAATAGAATGTATGCTTGGGGATTAGGAACAAGTGGTCAATTGGGAGATAGTACTGCTACCAGCAAATCAAGTCCAGTGGCCATTGGATCAAGTTCTTGGACAGCAGTTAGTGCAGGTGGGGCTCATACTGTAGCAATTAGGTCAGGCGGCACATTGTTTACCTGGGGTCTAGCAGCATCCGGTCAGTTAGGAGACAGTACCACAGTGAATAAATCTAGTCCAGTGCAGATTGGTAGTAGTAGTTGGACTGCGATTGCAGCCGGTGATAGCCATACAGTGGCTATTTCCGGTGATAGTGCATTATATGCTTGGGGATTGAATTCAACATATCAAGTTGGTGATGGAACTACAGTAAATAAGTCTAGTCCAGTGTTAATCAGTTCGGCAAATAATTCAGTATCATGGACTGCAATTACAGCAGGAACAGGCCACAGCATGGGTATCAGTGCTAATAATCATATATGGACTTGGGGTACTGACAATGTTGGACAACTTGGAGATATATCTTGAGTGATAAGTCAGTCCCATCAGCTTTATTAAAAGACAGAAATCAACCAGCTAAGATAGACACTGGGGTGCAAAGTTGGACTATGGTGAGTGTAGGTACCAGCCATGTTGCCGCAGTTCGTAGTGATGGCATACTTTTTACCTGGGGACTTAATAATGCTGGGCAACTAGGCACAGGCGACACGGTATATAGATCCACTATCACACAAGTTGGTTCAAGCTCATGGACTGCTGTATCGGCTGGTAATAGTTATACTGCCGCTATTAGACAAGATGGCAAGCTGTTTTCTTGGGGACTTAATTCAATTGGTCAACTAGGAGATGGCACCACTGTAAATAAGTCTACACCGGTACAGATCGGGTCAAGTTCGTGGACCGCAGTTGCAGCCGGTAACGCACATACAACAGCCATACGGTTGGATAATATATTATTTGTATGGGGATTAAATTCCACTGGGCAATTGGGCGACAGTACTACAGTAAATAAGTCTAGTCCAGTACAAATCAGTTCAAGTTCATGGACAGCAATATCAGCCGGTCAATTACATAATCTTGCCTTAACCAGTACAGGAAATTTATTCGCCTGGGGATCTGGGGTAAACGGAGAATTAGGAGTTCCCGCCCTGACTGCGTCTGAAAGTCGTTGGTCTGATATTAGAATTGGACATGATCATGTCTTAGCAATACAATATGGAACTGGTAAATTATATGCCTGGGGGCGAAATAATCAAGGACAATTAGGCGATGGCACCACAATTGACCGACCTTACCCGGTGCAAATTGGTACTAGCTCGTGGACCGCTATCAGTGCTGGTGCAAGATATTCAGTGGCCATTCGTAGTGGAGGTACATTATTCTCTTGGGGACTAAATGTATTTGGTATGTTAGGTGATAACACCTCTGTGAACAAATCTAGTCCTACACAAATTGGATCTAGCTCTTGGACTGCTGTATCAGCTGGTAATTATCACACTGTGGCAATTCGCAACAGTGTTACATTATTTACTTGGGGACTAGGTACTAGTGGACAACTAGGTGATAGTACCACAGTGACCAAATCAAGTCCGGTACAAATAGGATCAAGTTCTTGGACAGCAGTTAGTGCCGGTAATGGGTATAGTATGGCCATACGTAACGGTGGCACATTGTTTGGCTGGGGAGTTGCCACTAGTGGGCAACTAGGTGATAGCACCACTGTGACAAAATCTAGTCCAGTGCAAATCGGTTCAAGTTCATGGACTGCAATATCCGCTGGTATGTTTCATACTGCGGGTACTATACTTTCTGGAACAGACAATTATTTGTTTGTTTGGGGTAGAGCAGCAGAAGGACAATTAGGCACAACATATGGTATGACAACTCAAAGTTGGACCACAGTAGCTAGTGGAGCCAGTCATACTGTGGCTATTAGAAGTGATGGCTTATTGTTTGCTTGGGGACTAAACACATCAGGGCAATTAGGTGACAGCACTACCATAAGCAAGTCTAGTCCAGTGCAGGTTGGTGCAAGTTCTTGGACTCTAATAGCAGCCCGAGGTAATACATCATTTGCCAAGCGACAGGACGGATATTTATATGCTTGGGGATTAGGCACTTCTGGTCAGTTAGGAACCGCAGTAGTAAGTAATCAATCCAATCCAGCTATTGTTGGGTTACTATCTACCTCTAGTAACATAAGTTGGAAGTTTGGTCCTGATGGTTATTTAAGTACATCGGCGGCGTTTAATACAGCCATGGGAGGTTGGGCTGGAACAACTTGGACGGTAGAAGTTTGGGTATATTTTACTTCATTCACTAACAATGTTAGTAATGTCATTATGGCAACTTATGCTTGTGTAGCTGGAAACGGTCGTTGGTATTTAGTTGCTGTAGGAACCTCCTCGACCACTGGTCAAGTTGAATTCGGGTGGACCACAAGTACCAGCACTCAAGATCAGTTCAGACACACCGGTGCCAATATTAGTACTAACACATGGACTCATGTAGCCATGACATTAAATGCAACTACCTCCACTAGTACTACTATAAATTTGTTTGTGGGTGGAATAATTAGTACGGCTACCGCTAGAAATCTTTCAACCCAAACGGCAAACTTTGGTGCTCCGCTTATTGGAAGATTTGATGCTTGCGGAGCAATTTATTTTCTAGGATCCATGAGCAACCTTAGAATAGTTAAAGGAGATCAGTTATACACTGCTAATTTTACGCCTTCTACAACGTCATTGGGTGTTGCTGGCTCGGGTACTACTATACTTTTAACTTGTAATGGTTCTACTCTATTAGATAAATCCGCTGGTGCTTATGTGTTAACACAAACGGGGTCTATTTCAATTACAGAATCTAATCCGTTTACTGCCAATATTGATGCTGTTGCTGATTTCGCTAATGTATATCCCGGGGGCACTCATACTTTTGCTATCACCTCCAATTCAACTATGTATACATGGGGGTTAAACAATGCAGGACAGCTAGGTGATGGCACCACAGTAAATAAATCAAGTCCTGTGCAAATCGGATCAAGTTCATGGACCGCAGTAGCATCTGGTGCTAGTCATACTGTGGCAATTAATGCTAGTGGAACACTATTTGCATGGGGATTAAACAGTTCTGGTCAAATCGGCGACGGTACTACTACCAATAAGTCTAGTCCTATACAAATTGGTAATAGTTCATGGACTGCTGTTAGTGCTGGGCTGAGTCATAATGCAGCTATTAGGTCTGGCGGAACATTGTTTACCTGGGGTGTGAACTCTGTCGGACAGATAGGGGATAGTACTACTGTATCTAAGTCTAGTCCTGTACAAATCGGTTCAAGCTCGTGGACTGCAATATCGGCAGGCGACAATTATTCTTTTGCTATTAACAGTTCTAATAAATTGTATGCCTGGGGTCTAAATAGCCTAGGACAACTGGGCACTGATAGATATGTTGAAACTGTATATCAGTATGATGAAGGATTAAATGCTGCCGCTTATGTGTCAAATTGGAGCAACACCACTACACAGTCTATGGATAACTTTGGTTTCCTAGGATCTGGCACTGGGCATGGGTATGTACCATCAACTAATTTTATCCTAACACTAAAAAATTTACCTGTACATAATCAAATCAGATATCAAGTCTATTGGCATTTTGTTGATACTCATGACGGAGAAACTAATACATTAGACATTGACGGAGTGCGTTACCTGTCATTTACTAAACTCTACACTAACGCATCTATTACCACAACGATTAATAATTTATTGAAAGCATCATTTACTAGCACTGGTACTGACACAGGGTATTCATATGCACCAGAAACTGGTACTACTAGTTCTCACGGATATGTAGAAATCGACACTGGTTGGATAGATCATACACAAGAAAACCTCACCGTAGATCATTTATTCGGGCTAAACGAAGCCATTACCAATGAATCTTGTTACCTTACTCATGTTCGGGTCGAAGCTAGAATAGATAATACCAGTGGTACTTATTTACTAAGTTATGTTAGTCCTGTGCAAGTAGGAACATCAAATTGGTCTAGGGTATCAGCTGGCGGAACACACACATCTGCCATTGGTACTAATAATTTATTATATACTTGGGGTTTAAACAATGCAGGACAGCTAGGGCTAGGTAGTAGTATAAATCGTTTAAGTCCTATACAGGTAGGAACAACTGCAAACACTTCTATAGTTAACTCTCCTGTGCTGGTAGGTAGTCCTGGTAATTTTACTAAAGTTACAGTAGGTGTTTATCAAACTGCATATACATACGATGGTAATGTATTTGTAGCAGGAAAAAATAATTTTGGACAGCTAGGTACCGGTGATGACATTGATAGGTTTACTTTTACTTCGTTATGGCCAAAACAATACGAAGTTTATTCCTATTCAAAATTTTCATCACAAGATAGTACTGCCAATGACGATCCCCAATCTGGCATAGGATGGGATTCGGTTACTCAGTTATCTTATGCTTGGGGAGAAAATGATTTTGGCCAATTGGGGGATAGTACCACTATTGACCGACTTAGTCCAATTGTCATGGGTCAAGGTGGGGCTACACGATCAAGTCCTGTTCAAATTGGCACAGGGTCATGGAAAAAAATAGCGGCTGGAAATGCCCATAGTATGGGCATAGACAGCGGTGATCTATTGTTTACTTGGGGTTTGAATAATGTTGGACAGTTAGGCGATGGTACCACTGTTTCTCGTGCAAGCCCGGTACAAGTTGGAGCCAGCAGCTGGAAAACTCTAGCAGCAGGAAACAGTCATTCGGCTGCAATCAATTCCAACGACAAGCTGTATTCATGGGGGCTCAATGTCAGGGGGCAATTAGGAATAGGCATAAACCAAAATAGATCTAGTCCTACACAGATTGGCAGTGCAAATTGGAGCAATGTAGCATTGGGTGGAAATTCATTTGTCAGCTACGGACTAGCATAAGTAACATTATCAAGGAGAGTTATCGATGCATTTAATTGATCAACAATTAAATCTAATGATTCGTGGTCGATTCGAAGAAGGATGGCGTCTTGCACAAGAAATGGAAGCACAAGACCCTAATGACCTCAGAGCCAGATTCAATCGCGGTTGGTTTTTGATAAATCAAGGAAATTTACAAGAAGGGTTTCAGTGTCTCGAAGCCGGCAGACATCTTAGTGTATATGGATCCGGTAAAATCAATACCAGTAAACCAATTTGGGATGGCAAAACCGATCTCAAGGATCGAACTGTAATTTTAAATATGGAATGTGGTTTTGGGGATCAGATTATCTATGCCAGATTTGCTACTGAAGTTTGGCGTCGTGGGGGCAATGCCATATTGTGTGCTGAAAAAAGTCTACACAGTATATTCAATAGAATACCAGGCACAAAAAAATGTATTACTTTAGACGAAGTACCTCAAACTGCACATGATTTTTGGATTCCTGGATTCAGTTGCAGTTGGTTATTTGGGCATACATTTGAAACTTTACCACGCGAACCATATTTGTTTGCTAATTTTGACAGTGTAGAGATTTGGAAAAACTTAATTAAATCTGAGCGTCCTAAAGTTGGTATACGCTGGAGTGGTAGTCCATTATTCGAACACCAGCAGTTTAGGATTTTTCCACCTGAGTCATTGATTAATTTGTATAAGAAAAATCCTCACATACAATTTTATAGTCTACAGCGAGACACAGATACCAGAGAACTTCCTGAGCAAATATATGATCTACAACATATTATCATTAGTTGGGAAGATACCGCAGCCTGTATAGAAAACCTAGACCTGGTAATAACATCCTGTACTAGTATAGCACATCTCGCAGCAGCAATGGGTAAACCAACATGGGTAATTGTTCCATTATTACCTTATCATGTATGGGCTTATGGCCAAGACCACAGCCCATGGTACCCAGAAACTACTAGGGTATTTAGACAAACCATTTTTGGTGAATGGGATAATACTTTCGAAACAGTACATCAAGAACTTAATAAGAGATTTTCAAACAATGACACAACAGAAAACACTTAATTTTATAGCAGGTCTTCCTAGGTCAGGTAGTAACTTAATCACTGCTATTCTTAATCAAAATCCTGAAATCCATGGTCAAAGCATAAGCTCGTTACATGGAGTATTAGATAATACACTTAGTACATGGGACTCAATCGAACAAAATTGTGTATTGAAAAATCAGTCAGCCAAATTCGGCGTAATGCGTGGTATAGTGGATGGGTACTATAATCATGTCGACAAGCCCAAAGTATTTGATCGAGACTTTGGTTGGGTTAGTCACATTGGACTGATTGAATCAATTCTAGAACGACCAATCAAGATGTTGGTATGTGTACGTAATCCTGCCGAGATCATAACCAGTTATGAACGAATGCGTAATCGTAATCCGTTATTCTATAGTCGCGTTGATCATTCCCTTAAAGGTGGTAGTAGCATTGCCAGTCGTGCTTATCATATTGCCGGCCCGGAAGGTATATTAGGTATTTGTCATAGAAATATCAAAGACGCTGTTACTATGGGATATCTTGATCGTATGTTGTTTATCGATTATAATAGATATTGCAGTAATCCAAAGAGTCAAACTCGTCGCATATATGAGTTTTTCGAAATGACGCCATTCGACCATGACTTTGAAAAGATCGAACAGACAGAACACTATAATGATCAAATTGCTGGGTATGATAGTGCCCTAACCCTTAAACCTAGTCTTGAAAAGACCACTGTAAATTGTGTAAAATACATTGGTTTAGATTTGTTTGAACAATATAATAGAGAGATATTTTGGACACCATGGATATAACACCCGAACACCGTAACCTTAACATGGGTTGTGGTTTTAAAAAACTAGATGATCATTGGAATGTTGATATCGAAGCTGGCTGTAACCCAGACCAAGTATTAGATTTTGAACAATTCCCTTGGCCTTACGAAGATAACTTTTTTAAGAAAATCAATGCTGACAATATATTAGAACACCTAGGTCAAAGCCCCCGGGTCTTTGCTCAGGTCATTAAGGAAATGTATCGAGTCAGTGAAGATCAAGCTGAATGGTTTATTAACTTCCCGCACCATAGATGTGACTTATTTTGGGATGATTTTACTCATGTTCGCCCACTCACTGCTAAGAGCATGAAAATGTTTGACCAAAAGGTCAACTTTGAGTCTATCGCCAAAAAACTCAGCGATAGCACTCATGGGTTTTACCTTGGCGTAGATCTTGAAGTATATAACGAAGATTATACTATGGTAGGCTATTGGCGTGAACAACAAGCCGAAGGCATGGTTGGTGCTAAACAACTCAATATTAACTTTAATACCATGAGTAATGTGGGCGAAACTGTTAGCCTTTGGATTCGGGTACATAAACCTGGCAGATACACTGACTGGTATCGTGGCTACAAAAAGTAATGGATTTTTCAAGAAACTTTTTTACCAGTGACCTTAACAGTATAAGAGATCGCGTTTCCCGTAATGTCTTGCTACAGACAGATCATGGCATGATGATTGTTAGTAGATTTGACAACTGCGAAGGTGTAGGCCACAGTCAGTGGTTGTTAGATCATGGTAATTCAAATACCATCGAAGCACATGCCTGTATGAGTGCTATAACAAGACCAGATCCTGTTATATTTGATATTGGTGCTAATATTGGTACATTTAGCACTTGGTTTGCACGAACTTATCCTCAGGGTCAAATCTACAGCTTTGAACCACAACCACAAGTATTTAATATGCTATGTGGTAACATGGCTTTAAACAATTACTATAATGTTCGAGCCTTTCCTTATGGATTAGGTAGACAGGAACAACGAATTAATGCCTACGAACCTGATTATTATTCTACGCAAGACTTTGGCACATTCAGTCTACTTGGAGCAAAGTTGCCCATTACTGATCAACGCTTTGTGGTTGAAGTTAAAACACTAGATTGGTTTGTTGAATACTATAATATTAAACAAATAGATTTACTTAAAATAGATGTTGAAGGCATGGATCTTGAAGTGTTACAAGGTGGTACTGTTGTGATTACCAAATATCTTCCTGCTATCTATATTGAACACAGTGATAATGTACGCAGTATCTATGAAGATATAGTGGGTTTTCTTACACCGTTTGGATATCGATTTGAACGGCAAGCTAACAACATTTTATGTCAACAATAAAATTTCACTATGCCATGCAAGTATGCGACTTAGCCAGCCGAGAAGGTAAGCCTAGGTACTGCGGTGATGATAGAACTTTATTAAGTAAGAAAAGTATAAAATCTTTATTAGTATCAATTGATCAACTGGCCCAACGATCTGACACAGAACACTATTTGAGATTGGTCATGGATCGTTCTAGTGATAATTTACAGACATGGTTAGATCAAGAACTTGCCCGTGATAGAAAAGAAAATATTCATATTGAAATTTATAATCTTGATCCCGGTGGTATTTGCCAAGGTATACGACAATGTTATCTTTGGCTGCAAGATCAAGGACAAAATTTCGTATTTCAAGTACAGGATGATTACTTATTTGAACCCAGTTGCCTAGAAGAATCTGCATCTATGTTTTATCAAGTACATAATGAAACCGGATCAGATTGCGTAATTAGTCCATATAATGACAGTTGGCTTTGGCTAAGCCCTTATAGAAATCGACCCACACCTAGAACTGTGATAGTAGGCAAACATCGCTATTGGATCCAATACTATGACATGAGTTGTAGCTTTTTCACTAGTCACAGGCAGTTTAGTCAACACTGGGATTTGTATGATATGTTTTTTGTTTTGCTAGAAAAGCTAACCTCAGAAGATCGAGATTTAGAAAACCGTAGCTTAAATTATATGTTGACCCAGCGTGGTGTATTAGGATTAGTGCCCATAACTAGTTTAGCATTGCATGTCCAAAGCGAACTAGAACGAGATCCACATATTGATTGGCAGGCTAGGTGGGCAGCAGTAGATGTCACATAAGCAACAAATAGAATTTGTTAGTTTCGTAAAAAAACAGTATCCAAAATACTTTGATAAAAGCACTGTATTAGAAATAGGAAGTTTAGATATAAACGGTTCAGTTAGGCCTTTATTTACGAATTGTGCATATATTGGATTGGATATTGCCACTGGTCCAGGCGTAGATGTAGTTGGCCTCGGGCATGAATATGATATGCCAACTGCTACATTTGATTGTGTGATAAGTTGCGAATGTTTTGAACATGATCCTTTTTATGAAAAAACTTTTCTTAACATGTTGCGACTATGTAAGCCTGGTGGGTTAATTATTTTTAGTTGCGCCACTGTTGGTAGAGCCGAACATGGAACCAGTTGTTGTGAGCCGCGTGTTTCACCATTGACTGTGGCAGCAGGATGGGACTATTATAAGAATTTAACAGAGAAAGATTTTAGGAAGATTTGTAAGTTTGAGAGTGAGTTTAAGCAATTTGAATTCAGCACTAATACAATCGTGCATGATTTATATTTTTATGGTATTAGAGTTTAACAGTTAGACTCAGCTTTTTTTAACTTATTCATTACTGATTGATTGTTTAAGGTTCTAATTAGTCCAGGATGCAAAGGTTTTGGTGCGACCGATAACGGTAACCATGCATAGCCGACGTGTTCTTCATTTAATCCTGGAACAAATTCGCTGTCCACCGACATAAAGTAAGTATGGTAAATAAATTTTTTATTACTACTTACATATCTTTCTATTAGAACAAGTTCTGGGTCTTTAATATAACCATCTAGTTCTTCACGGATTTCTCTTAGTAAAGCAACGTCCATTGCTTCATTGGTATCTAACTTACCACCAGGCAATCCCCATGTATTAGCATAACTGCCGTTACTTCGAAGTAAAAAAAGATATCTTCCAGTATTTTTGCAGTAAATTAAAGCACCGACGCCTTCGGTTAATTTGGCACGAAACTCCAAGCCCCTACTCCGTAGCGGCCCTCTACGCTCTTGTTCCATTGTTGATTTTTCCATTTATATTGAGTACCAGTGGTCAAGTTTGTTACATATTCTACACTAATTGATGTAGCACTGTCAAAGGCTACGAACCATTTGTTACCATCAAATTCTATTATGTCATTAGCCCTAGCAATAAGTTGTGGTTGATTCAATCTGTTCCAAAGCTCGGGACCATCTACACTGTAGGGATCTGTGTCATCGTTATCAGGATGACCAATTGGATTGATAATTAAATATCGTGTGCCAATCAATGGAAATGTTAAATTACTATCAATAGTAACATTATAAGGATCAATTATGGCATTAACTGGCACCAGAGTATTCACAGGTAATGTGTCGATATCAACGTTAAAAATTAACAAACTTCTATCAACTGGATGATAAGCAACTGTGCCTACAATTGTAATATTGTCATTTTCTAATCTAATTTGACTTAACCCATTGGTCAATAACTCAGTGTTAGGGCTAGCCCCTGCTAGCTCACCAAAACTTTGTATAGCAACATGCCAATCACCTGGTCTCAGTGGTGGATCTATATTATCATTAAATTCAATTTCATTCTCACTCAGGTACAACTTTATTGTATTACCTGTATAGACAATATTAAGATCAATTGGCGTAAATATTTTTTTGGTCATAATCTGCGTGGCACCCAGATCGAAATTATTAGTTTCGTGATCTATGCTGCCTTCGGCATCATATACACTGGCAATAATTTTTTGTATAACTCCTTGTTTTTTAACTCTTGCTGGTAAGCTGATCCAAATTGGTAACTCAAATACAAAAGTATGCACGTCAATTGGTTCTTCTGTACCTACCGGCACTGTACGACTGGAAAATATGCTGTCTATTAAAGTAATATAACTAAGACTAGTCCAATCAACATAACTATCAGTACTTTGTAATTCCATGCTGGGATTGAAAAGAGGAGCAATTTGTTCAAATAATTGTAACTTTTGATCGGTGTTACTGGTCCACATATCTAATTTTACCGTGAGCAAATAAGGAACTGGCATCATTCTTTCAACACTAAGCATATCGCCTTGATATTCTGAATATTGTCCGGTTTGTGGATCATATGCACGTTCTCTAATTTGCATTTTGCTTACATGGTATGGTTCTTGGACTCTAGTCCTATCGTATTTTAAATCAGAAATATACACGCTCAATGCAGGCACACTGCTAAGGGCATTTTCACTATTTTGTTTTAATATACTAGCTACCTGTCTGCTACTATCTCCATAGTAAACTGGCACTCTTAACAAAGTACTAATCCCTGCAGAACTTTTCCCCAGTTCTATTTCAAAGTTACTCATAACTCTTATAAACTGTTGTAAGAACCTACGTATTTGCCCTGAGTAAAAAAATGAACTCATTAATTATCTGCCTTGGGTTTTAATAAATTATGAAGACTTTGTTTTTCGGGTTGTGTATTACCACGTACATCTGTGAAAGTATTTGAGTTATTTTTAAATTGATTCTTCATACTAAGATTATCTATGCTGTTAGTGGTGAAGCTAGTTCTAACATTATCTTCTATTTTGATCCAGCGAGCACCATTAAATCTAAATAATCGATTTGGTTTATAGTCAATACGTAGGCAATATTGTCCCTCGGTGGCATTCATAGGGAAACTAGTGCCTTGAGTAGCAGGTAGTCCATTTGGTGCAGTGCCATCACCACCCAAGTAGGCCTTAGTTGAATACGTTGGTGTTACTGCATTGCTGCTAAAGTGATATATCGGTGCTGTGTCGTAACCACTTTTAGGTGCTTCAGATTCTGCTTGCTCAATTATTACATCATTAATTTCGGTATATTTGTCAAAGGTACTCAATATATCTCTAATAGGAGTAGTGCTTTCATCGTTAATAGTAATGGTATTAAGTATGTCACGATATTCTTGTGCATCAACCAATGGATTAATTTTACAACGCCATAAATGAGGCCACCAAGTTGGGCTATAACCCTCTGCTGCTCTTGTACAATCACTGACAACAAAGAATCTTTTTAAAGCAACTGGTATGGATTCATCTAATGTGTCGTAATCTATAAGGTGTTGCAATTCAATCACATCACCATTCATGATTCTACGACCTAAGATTTCTAACATGTCGTTAATATGGAAAGTCATAAACAATGTACCAGTTTGTAAAAACAAACCAAATTGTGTTAAATCAAATGCATTGTCGGTAACTTGATACATGCCACGTATTTTATACACTGCGGTATCATATTTTCTATCTCTATTTTCAAGAAATAATAGATCCTGGATGTTCATTGCACTTTGGTTTATGTATTGTGGTTGAGTAACATCATCGCTGGGACCAGTATCTTTTGGACCTAGGTATTTGTGTACTAAAATACCCGTTCCACCAACTTGAAAATATTCGGATATGGTTCGATCAATAAAACGATAATCGTTTGTACGTTGTCCGTCCTTCCACAATGATAAACGTGTCAAAATCAGTCTCCAAATATACAGTATTTATGGGTTCACGGTTGACAAACCAAAAACATGAGGATACAATTATGTATGGATCACTATGAAGCAGAGGAAATTTACCAAAATTTACCCCATAGAATTAGGGATATTGCAGATTTCAAAGTAAAAAGAGACCTAACTCGTATGTATAAAACTTGCGAAAACCTGCGTAGAGATATTTCTAGAGAAAGTGTTAATAGCAGAAATCAATTAAATAACCATAAACTGTTAGATTTACGCAACAAGTTTTCAGAAGCAGTGACAAATCTGGATCAATATGTTACACTAGCTTTATTGTCAATCTAGGAGCAAACATGGCTATTATTAAAGGCATCAAAGTACCTAAGAAAAAAGAGCCTAATGCAAGATTGCTGGCTGCTGATGAAAAAGCCACCGGACCTGAACCTCAGTGGGACACCGAACGAGCTCTTGGCTTCGACGACGACACTTTTGACCATCATCTGCGTAAAAGTTTTCAGTATTACAATTACCATTATTCTGTAAAACAATGTCGTAAACACCTAGATGACTGGCTTAGACGTAATAGTAGGTTTGACAAAAAAGTTATTGCCAAATTTGAACGTGTAAGTGACAAGTATGTGGTAATGACTCCTTGTAGCCTTATAATGGCACACCGCAGAGGTATGCCTTTAAAAGAACGGCACATTAAGTATATACATGATCAAGTTGAATACAGTTTGTCCCTTGCCAGTAAAGGTGGAGACGACATAGAAGATATCGCCACTCCTTCTGCTGTAATTGAACGCAAGTTGACTATACAAGATCGTTTACAAGAACGCACCGGGGAATTAATTGGTGAGATTGAAGGTCATTATGATCTAGTACTAAAGAATCAAAAAACCGATTTCAAAGTCTACGATTTTCTCACTGTGCATCGAGTGCCCCAAAGCCAATTAGGTAAATATGAAACGGTATTTCAAAATCGCGTTCAAGAGCTAATGTCTGCACAGGATAAATCAGATGCACAGTTGGTGGAGTCTTATCGTCATTATCGGGCTAGTGATTTTAAACGCTTGTTTGCCTTTCTTGCTGATCTCTTGGCTGGAATCGAGCAATACCGCGGCGTTAAAAAAGCAGTTAAAAAAGCACGAGTACGCAAAGCACCGGCAAAGGAAAAGGTTGTGGCACGACTTAAGTATGCCCGAGAAGATCGTAGCCTCAAAGTTGTCAGCATCAATCCGGTTGATATCATTGGAGCTCAAGAACTTTGGGTGTACAACACCAAAACCCGCAAGTTGGGCAAATACGTTGCGGAAGCAATGGGTGAACTTGGTATCAAAGGTACTACAATTACCGGTTATGATCAAGTTAAAAGTATAGCAAAGACCTTGCGTAAACCAGACGAACAACTTAAAGAGTTTGCTCGTGCTGGTAAAGTGGCATTACGGTCCTATATTAAGGATATCAAAGCAGTAGAAATTAAGTTAAACGGCAGAATTAACGAGGAAACTTTGTTACTCAAAGTGGGTTAAGCATTAGTCCCCAGGTAAATATATTATCTGGGGATAATTTATGGCCACTTTAGTTACAGGACTGCGTTCAGACCTAAGTTTAATAGCCGATAGTTTAGGCGGACCCGGTCCTATTGCCTTTGACGAAAATCAACTCAATAATAGTTATACCTACAAGTACAACGAAATAATTGATTATATTAAGCTACGATTAGCCGATGGTATAGTAGATGTAGAATTAGACAAACAACACTATGATTTATCCATCAAACAGGCTCTTATAAAATATAGACAGAGAGCTCCTAACAGCGTAGAAGAAAGTTTTGCTTTCTTACCATTGTTACCAGAAACACAAGAATATATACTACCTGCTGAAGTAGTTACAGTAAGACAAATATTCAGACGTGGCATTGGTAGTGTGACTGGAACCACAGCCAGTCAATTTGAACCTTTCGCCAGTGGTTATTTGAACACCTACATGTTAGTGGCAGGCAGAGTTGGTGGATTAACTAATTATGAATTGTTTACGCAATACCAGGAACAAGCAATGAAGATGTTTGGTGGCCATATGAATTTTAATTATAATAGTGCCACTAGAAAGCTAACATTAGTACGCAAATTACCAGCCACAGGCAGAAAGTATGTGCGTACTACCAGCATTACAGCCAATGGTACAGCAATAGGCAGTATTATTAGCATAGTTACAGCTGATGTCTGGAATGTTGTTGTTGGTGCCACACTTGAAATATCTAACAGTAGAATCGGAGGATACAACGGATATTATAGTATTCAAACTGTTAATACTGCTACAAAAACTATTACCATAGTTGCTACACAAGAATTAGAAAATTCTAGTATTACCGATTTTGAACTAAGTAGAACACAAGTTTCGAGCCCCACTACAGATGATCCCTCGGAAGTAGTTTTATTACAGACATATAATTACAAACCAGATGTAATGTTGTTAAATGATCACATGACATTTCCATGGATTCAAGAATATGCTTACAGTTTTGCTAAACGTATTCTAGGTGAAGCTCGTAGCAAGTTTGGTTCTATAGCAGGGCCACAAGGTGGTACTACATTAAATGGTACAGCGTTATTGGCAGAAGCCAAAGAAGAAATGGATAAATTAGAAGAAGAACTTAAACGCTATGTAGACGGTAGTATACCTTTGACATGGGTGATAGGATAATGAGAGCTAGTGAATTTGTAGTTGAAGGTACACCCGGTAGAAAAGGCAAGCTAAGAACTAGTGCTGCGAATGCCATGCACAAAACTCATGCATTTGGAGATGGATACAAAACTAACGGTACCTATAATTTTTATAGAGTAGGACTAGCAGCGGCTATGGCAGATGGGTCTGATAAAAAATTGGATATTGATGATCGTACTTGGTATGCAACAAATAATTTAGCAGTACCTTATACCGAAGAAGAACACGACATGTTACATCAAGCATTTAATTCAATTAATACCAATGTGGAAACTGTAGTATCTGATCATCGTAGTAAAGAAGCAGACACAGTAAATAGACAAAGTATTACAGCTAAACCAAAACGTAACAAATACGGTGTATAAAACTATTGACAAGCATGTGCTTTATAGCTTAAAATTCATGCTATGGCAAAGATTATAGGCATATCAGGTTTCATAGGCTCAGGTAAAGACACTGTAGCTGACTACTTGGTCAATTATCATGGTTTTCGTAGAGAAAGTTTTGCTAGTACATTGAAAGATGCTATAGCTTGCGTATTCGGATGGGACAGGGTCATGCTAGAAGGACGTACTGCTGCTAGTCGTGCCTGGCGTGAGCAAGTAGATACTTGGTGGGCAAAACGCCTTAATCTTCCCTTTCTCACGCCACGCTGGATTCTACAGCATTGGGGCACTGAAGTTTGCCGTCATTGTTTCCATGACGATATTTGGGTAGCTAGTTTAGAAAATAAACTGCGTACAGCCACAGATAATATTGTTATATCTGATGTGCGTTTCCCAAATGAAGTTGCTGCTATACGTGGTGTTGAAGGTAAGATGATTCTAGTAGAACGTGGCAACCCTCCCGAATGGCTGGCCTGTGCTCTACAGACTATACATACCGCAGCCGACGATCAATGGATTATATCAGACCAACAACGCGATATGCGATCACGCTATCCTGATATCCATCCCAGTGAATGGGCTTGGTTAGGAACTAAATTTGATCAAGTCGTTGACAATAACGGTACAGTAGACGAGCTTTATGCTCAAATTAAAAGTCTGGTGTAAGAGCACTGGGCTTCCAGTGGCTTTTGGCTACTTCACTTTGGCAATTTAGACATATAGTTTTAAGATTGGCCCAATTCGTATTACGATCATTCCCATCTATATAATAAACATTACTTTGATCGGGTAATTTAAATTTAAATCCGCACCTATCACATTTATCTTTCTTCTTGTAACCTGACTTGACCCAACTTGGTATAGTGGAAATTCTGCGTTTCTTGTGAATACAGGGTGTGCAAGATGTTCTAAAATAGGTTTTATTATTCCTATAATAGTTTATAGCCACTGAATGTGTGCTACATATGGGACATAGTTTCCTGATCATAGCTTATTTATTAAAGGACCTATTAAAGGACCGGCTAACCATGATATTTTAGGGTCAGCAAATAAATATTTACAAGGTAGATTAACCTACTTATAAGAGGAATAGATCATGGCACTAGTATCTCCAGGCGTAGAAATTACAGTTATTGATGAAAGTCAATATCTTCCAGCAGCATTAAGCACCGTACCATTTGTAATTATTGCTACTGCACAAAACAAGTTAGTGAATGGGCAAATTGCTCCGGGAACCACTAAAACCAATGCAGGTAAAATTTATGGCATTTCCAGCCAGCGTGAACTTGCTGCAACGTTTGGTATTCCAAAATTTCAAGAAAGTGCAAATGGTACTTCATTACATGGTGATGAGTTAAATGAATATGGATTAATGGCAGCATACAGTGCTCTAGGACTAGGTAATCGTGCTTGGGTAATGAGAGCAGATATTGACACATCAACTTTAAAAGGAACCAGTGTTAGACCAGTGGGCAAAGGCAGCAATGGTGCTAATTGGTTTAATACAGCTAGTACAAATTGGGGTATTTTTGAATTTGATGGAACAAATGAGGCAGATGCATTCATTGAAAAAACAGTTACAGTGTTTCATCTTAACACAAACGGTAGTCATCCTGATATACAAGATAATGTAACCCCTAAAAAACCTAAAACTAGTATAGGTAGTATTGGCGATTACGCATCAGTGATAGGTGAAAGTACTCTGTATGTGTTTAAGAAAGGACCAAATAATGCTTGGGACTTACTTGGTTCAAATGATTGGGCTAACCAAATTCCAAGTGCCGTCAGTATTCCCGATGTTCAGGCTGGCTTAGGTGTAAATTCTTCTGTGCCTGGTGGTAGTGATTTTGTATTAAATGGAACTACAGTGACATTTGCCAGTAACGTAGTCAATGCTACGACTTTTGCCGCCAATGTTACTGCATTGACTATAGCAGGTATTACTACAGACGCAGTAAACAACAGAGTAAGATTTTTTGTAGGTGCAACTGCTGCAAATGTAGAATTAGTTGCCACCGACGGTATCAATCGTCCACTAGTTACTATGGGACTAATGGCTCCTCCGCCGGCTAATCTCGCAGCTGGTGCAGCTAATGTCACAGTCGTAAGTAATGGAACAAGTTATACATGGGACAATTCTATTAACTCATGGGGTAGCGGAACTATTACTTATAGACGTCCAACAGTGCAATTTGGAAGTTTTGCTCAGATGCCATCGTGGCGTAAACAGTTTTCAACCACAGCGAGACCAAATGCTAGTGTATTTGTTAAAACTTCAGTAGAAGGCAAAGGAACAAATTTTAATTACAGCAGA